CCCACTCCGTTGCCGCGCCAGGAGCCGGAGTCGCGGCGGGAGTCCCGCCGTCTTCCGACTTCGCCGGAGTGGGTGGCGTCGTGGTTCCGCCGTTCCCGCCGTTCGGGGTAGTCGGACTCCACTTCGCGATAATCTCCTTCACCTTGTCCACCTGGGCCGCGACCGCCGGAGCCGCCGCCTTGATTGCGTCAAGTGCTGCGATCACTCCGGGGATGTTCGCCTTCTCGACCTCGTCGGGGTTCCCGGTCGTGGTCTGACCCGCAGTCTGACCCGCCGTGTCTCCCGGCTTCGCGCCGTCCGTCGGAGCCGCCGGAGTCTCGGTCTTCTCTACCGTCGCTCCCGTGGTCCCGGTCTCGGTGGTTTTCCCGTCCTTGCCGTCCTTCTTGTCCTTGTCGTCCATCGTTCCTTCACCTCCCGTAGCGTTGAGATACGACTTCACGATGTAATGCCGGAGCGATTCTGCATTCGTGTTCGCCGGGACACTCACGAGGCTCGCGTGCGTGAGATAGAGTTTCTTGATCACGGTGAACACCCGACCCGTCTCTGCGTCGAGTTTCGGTTCGGCGTCGAGAATCTGACCCTTGATAGAGAACTTGTTGAGGACGCCCTCCTCGATCTGCTTCCGAATGTGAGGGACTGTCTCGGAGATCCGGACCTGAATCCAGAGTCCGCCCGGGCGCAGTTCCGACTTGAGGACGACCCCGATCCGCTTATTCGGATCGTGGTTGTCGAGGACGGTCGAGTTCTTCTCGAGGTCCTTCTCGCTCCCCTTGAGCGCCTCGTCGAGTATCTGATCGTTCTGGAGATCGAGGTCGTTCGTCGCGACGTATCCCTCGATGATGAAGTCGCCCTTCCTGGGAGCCTGGAGTCCGGCTTGTGCCTTGCACAAGTCCATCAGCGCGGAGAATTCAATCGCGCGTTCTGCCGTTCCCGCCTTCACCGTTCCGATCCTCCGTTGAGCGTTCGAGGGTCCACGTCCCGTCGCTCCGTTGCGACGCGATCCACTGTCCCCTCATTCTCGAACCTCTGAACTCGTAGCTCGTGAGTCCGTCGTCCTTCCGGACGACGACCTCTCCTGAGTCGAGACGCTCCACGAAGGACGGCGTTTCCTTCGTCGGGTTCAATCGCGATCCGCTCGCGATCTCCCCCTCGATATCCCAGAAGTGACCTTCCGGTTCTGCCCTTAGACTACCCGATAGCTTTTCCGCGTGCAACGGGTCCAGGTCCAGGGTCCACCACGCGATCGGATCACTCCGGATCGCGAGATGGTAGACGCGCTCGTCCGATCCCTTCCACGTCTGCGCGAGAACGCGGAAGTCGTTTGTTGAGAACGCTTTTGACGTCGTCCCGCGCTCGAGCGGGATCACGATGAACGCGGGAGCGTCCGACTTGAGGACCTCCCCCAGAGCGGGGAGAGCGGACGCGAGGACCTGGGTCGCCCCCTGTCCGGAGAGGTCCTTGACCGTGTCCCGCTTCTCGTGCGGTCGGAAGTTCCCGAGGAGCCATTCCCCGCGCTCGACCCCCGCGCCCTTCCATCCCTTCGCGGATCGGTGGCGGTAGTAGATACGCTTCCGGAGCGGCGTCCACCGGATCTCCTTCGCCTCGGGAGTCATCAGAGTCAGGAGCCATTTCCCCGGACAGTCCGCCAGAGCCTTTTTGAATCGGGCGGTCGGGAAGTGGTCCGCCCCGACCTCCGAGTTCGGCGTGTTCCAATACGGCGGATCGAGGAATAGGAAGGTGTCCCGATCGGCGTGACGGGTCATCAGGTCCACGCCGTCACCGACGATCAGGTCCGCTCCCTCGAGACGCTTACCCGCGCCCTCGAGACGTCCGAAGTTCTTGAACACGTTTCCCAGTTCGTCGGTCGCGCACGATTTCCGGTTGCTACAGAACGAGAACCGAGCGAGGTACTTGAACCGGTAGAACCGCTCGATGCGGTCTCCCGGCTTCATGGCGAGGACTCCCGCGAATTTCTCGCGAGTACATTCCCAGTCCATCTTCCGGAGACTGTCCAGTTCCGACGACTTCATGGACTGGAGGAACCGGAGAGCTTCTATGATCTCGACGTCCTCGTCGCAGAGTATCTCCTCCCGCGATCGCGCCTTCGCGAAGAACACCGCCGCCGCCCCGCAGAATGGCTCTATGTACCGCTTGTGATCCGGGATCATGCTGACGATCCGTTTCGCGACCTGGGTCTTCCCGGCGGGAGACCCGAACGCGGTCCCCGCCTTCTCGGTGTCCTCCTCGTCCTCGTCATCGTCGAGCAGCTCGGGCACCGCCCGATCGAGGTCGTCCTGGATCGTGTGAGCCATCCCCCGGCGCGCCATTTCCGCGATCGTGAGCGCGTGGTAGTTGACGAGATCGTCCAGGTCGTAGTCGCGATCGACGTCCGTGCGGCCGCGCCGGAGATCGTAGAGATTCTCGTGGAGGAGATCGTGGACGGCCTGGAGATCCGCCCCGGAGAGGTCCTCCGGACGGACCCCGAAGTGGAACTTCTCGAGGCCCTTCGATTTCTCCTCGGGGACGCGGCATCCGGTCGCGGTGACGCCCTTCGCGCCTTCGATCGGGAACGCGCGGAACGTCCCCGGCGTGCATTCCGAGGGATCGAACTGACGGAGCCGGAATGAGGTCTCGGTCTCGTCCACCTTCCCCGCGTGGAAGTCGTGCTCCCGCGCCCACTCGACGGCTCGAGCCTCAGTCCACCCGGCTTCCTTGCTGAAGATGATCGTCTGGACCTTGAACGCCACGGTTACGCCGCCGGGATTATGGGCTGTAGGGTACAGCGGCAGTTATGGTGTGCCGGAGGTCCTCCAAGCGGGATCGCGCCTATGTCGTAGTCCTTCCCCGCGAACGGCTCGCAGACCGGACACCGGTCACTCGACGCGAGCCACGTTACCCGCTCAATCCCCGCACTCTGCATTTGCTGCTTCCCGACCTCGGTGAACACGCGCCGGGACTCCGTCCGCGCGATCGTCTCCGCGACCGTGGCGAAGTCCCGCCGCCGCCCGTGCGCTTGCTCGCCCCTGGGACGGACGGCGATCTCGGTCGTGTCGAGGCCCTGGAGCCGCCGCCGCATGGCATCGATCGAGTCCCCGGCCTCGATCCCGGACACGATCTCAGCACGCGCGGCGTCCGCGAGGGTCCCGATCACATACTGGGACAACTCCCCCGCCTGGGCCAGGAGTTGCTCCCGCGTCGCCGCCGCGAGTTCGATCCTCTGCTGACGGGTCATGCGCGCGACGTTCTTGAGGGACTCCTCCGCGAGCGCGACGTAGTGACCGCCGATCGTCTCGCTCAACTCCTGCGCGTCAATCCCGGCGAGTGCTTGCTCGACCTCGTCCTGCTGTTTCATGAACGACGGCCAGGAGTACTTCCGGAACTCGATCTCGCCCCACATGGCGGGGACGAACCGCAACTCGAACGGCTTGTCCCCGAGCGACTCGGTCATCTTCTGCGCCATCTGATCGCGGGTCTCCTGGGTGAATGCCCGGGCGATCCGCCGCGCTTGCTCCTTCAGGATGAACTTCAGGTCGCGCTCGAGTTCCCGCGTGATCTCGACGAACCGGGTTGAACGGCCCGTCCGGACCGCGACGTCGCTCGGTTTGAGCGATTTCTCGACCGGGACCACGGTCCGGTTCCGGCCCTCCTCCCATCGTCTCGCCGCGCGGACCTCCGTCGCGGAGATCGGGGACTCGCCGCTCGAGTCGCGCGCGTTGAGGTACGCGACGTCTATGTTCGCCTGGGTCAACTCGCTCACGATCTCCGGCGGATAGAGCCTCATGCGCCATCCCTTGATCCCGAACGCGCCCCGGACGACCCTCTGATTCACGCGACGCTCGACCTTCCTCTGCACGGGGATGATCGTATTCTCGCGGAAGTTCTCTTGCTGCGCCTCGCCGGTACCGGACCCGATGTTCCCCGTCTCGATCAGGGAGATCATGCTCGGCGGTACCTGATAGACCATCATGACTTCCTCGCGCGAGAATTTCCGGATCCCCATGAGGTCCTGATCCTTCGGGGACTGTCCGATCTTCTCGTACTTAACGTTCTTCCCCGTCAGCGTGAGGTCACGGCCCGAGTTCTCCGGCTTACTCGCCGCCGCGAGCCACTCCTCGTTCTGCTTCATTTGCTCCCGGTTCGCGTCACCGAACGCGAATAGACCCCGCGTCTTCGCCCCGCCCTTGAGGAACGACCGGAGGAACGAGACCGCGTAGAACTCCATCGTCGCGGTGAGGATCAGGCTCTCGAGCGGAGACAGTCCGAAGAGGCTCCCGCCCTGGCGACCTCCGGAATTCGCGATCATCTTCTGGAGACGGAAGTGACAGACCTCATGCGGATCGAAGTAGACCGTGGGGAAGTTCGACGCCTTGTTCGAGTACCCGAGGACGGTCCCGTGAGCGTCCGCGACGATCTTCGTCCCGACCGGGTTGAGAGGCCATATCTCGCGCGGCGTCCCGCCCTCCCAGACGATCTCCCAGAAGTCGTCCCCGAATATCTCCATGTCTCCGACTGCGGACTCCAGGAGGTCCTCCGTCGAGAACTCCGGCGACGGCTCCTCGAAGAACTCCTCGAGTATGGTCCGATCGCTCTCGCTCGCTCCGACCCCGGTAGGCTCGAAGTAGTACCCCCGCGACGTGGCCGATCGAGCGATTATGTCCACGCACGCGCGGACCACGGGAGTATTCTTGTACGTCGCATAGAGGAGTTTGTAGTTCACCTCGGGGATCAGCTCGTATGCGTACTCGTCCTTCTTCTGCTGCGCGGCCTGTTGCTCTGCGGTCTTCCGCTCCTCGGGGTAGAGGATCCGGGAGTACCCCGGCGACACCATCCCGAGGTGAGCGCGCGACGCCTTCTCGATCTCGCTCCCGCTCCACCGGTTGAGACCGACGAGCGCCTTCAGAAACGCCTCTCGGATCACACCATCCTCACAGCGGGTTCGACCGAGTTCGCTTCAAACGCCCACGCCGCGAGAGCGAGAGCGGTGACACAATCGTCGTGCTCGTCCTGCGTCCCCATGAGGACGTTTCCCGAGCGTCCGGAGAGTTCATACTCATAGTATGTTAACTCATCAACGAGGTCCCTGTCGAAATCGAAATGGAGCCTTCCTTGCTCCATGAGTATCTTCAGATTGTTGATCAACTCGCCCTTCGATTGAACCGAGAAAGTGAAAGCCTCGAGGTTCGGCACGACTCCCCGGAGCCGGTCCACGAGGACCTCTCCGACTCCGGTCGAGTCAACGCACGTCGCGGAGACGTGGTACATCTCGGAGACTTCCCGGACCCGCTTCGCGACGTACTCGTAGGATTCCTTCTGGAACCGGTCCTTCCAGACCATGCGGATATCGTCCGGGTTCGTGACGTCCAGGACATATCCCACGGTCCAGTCGAGATGCTTCGCGAAGTCCCACCCGGCGACGTAGACGTGCGCGTTCCGGTACGCCGCCTCGAGGACCTCGGCAATGTCGAAGCACCGCTGTATGATCTTCCACCCGAACACCCGGCCCAACTCATCCATCCATTCCGCCCCGTACTCGGTCCGGAACTGTATCTCGGACATTTTCCGTTTCATGCGCTCTATGTAACCGCGCGAGATGTTCGGGTTCTCCCAGGACGGACAGTGGAGCGAGAAGTTCCCCTTCAGGGGAGCGGGTCTCGATTTCGTGGCGATCCCCTCGTGGTACGACTTGTGAAAGTGACCGCGACCCCACGGGGTCCCGGACTTGCACATCTGCCCGTCCCAGTCGGTGAGCATCGGCATGACGACTTCCTCGATCACGTTGTCCGGGATGATCCCCGCCTCGTCCACCTTGACGCGAGCCGCGCCCTTTCCTCGGACGAACTTCCCCCGATGCTGAAGGCTCCGCGCGTGGATCGTGGACCCGTTGACGAACTTCATCAACCCGAACGGAGAGTGGACCGGCTCACTGTCGAGCAGCTCGGAGAGACCGCACTTCTCCATGATTGACTCCGCGTACCCGAACGAGATCAACGCCTGATCGTGAGAATAGGAGAGGTTGTACTGCGGGATTCCCGGATACTTGAACGCCCAGTGGAGGAGGTCTACCGCGTCAACTGTGCTCTTCCCCGCCCTCCTCCCCCAGAGCGCGTTCTTGAACTGCGCCCGATTCGCTATGTACTTCCCCTGCTTCTCGTGCAGGGTCACTTTCAGAATCTCCCGCGTGAACTCCTCCGGATCGTCCATGAGGAGGTCGCGATTCATCCGGTGGCGTCTGTCCATCGTCCCGCTCTAATTCTATTCCACCCTTGCCACCGTTCGCACCCTTGCCCGGACCCCCGCCCAGAATGTGCTTCCACCGCTTGAGAACCTCCTCGAGGTTCCCGCCCTTGCCGTGTTTGATCTGGACGCGGAGACGCCGGTCAATCCCGAGCGCGCGGATCAGGTTGATAATCCGGGTATCGGCGTAGAAGAGGTTTCGCGACGTGGTTTTCTCGTCCACCATGTCCTTCATGAGCGCGTCGAACCGGCGCGCCTGGACGCTCGCGATCGCGAGACGCTCGATCAGTAGGGAGTCCCCGGCGTGATCCGGACCGACCGCCTTCTGGATCAGACCCAGGAGTTCCCCGTAGGACTCCTTCTCGTCCGCGTGTAGGAACGAGTCCACGTCCCCGGCGACGACCGGGTTCGCTCGCCGCTCTCCCTTCCTCTTCCGGATCGCCCGGGCGCGCTTGTGCGCGATACAGAACTCCTCCCCCGGTATCGCGTCCGCACGACACCGCTTCCCGGACTTCGTCCGTGCCGCGCACTTCTTGATCTTCGTGAGGTCGTTAGGTTTTGCCACTGCCGCCGAATCTCTCCCGGAGCCTCGCGAGGTCCTCGTCCGTCGCCGGACGGTCCGGCTCCGCTGACGGGTCCTTGATCTTCTTGCATGTCACCCAGTGGGGAGCCATTGCCGTATCCGCTTCCGCGCGCTCGACCGGCACGCGGCCGCTCTCGAGATTGAGCGATCGGACGAGAAACACCGGGGTCGAGGGATCGAGCGGGACAATCGTCCCCACGCGGTCAACCCCCCAGACGACCGCTTGACCGCACGACGGACAGCGGGAGAGCCTCACGGGATCAAATGCTCCTGTAGGTGTCGGCGTGCGAGCCTCTTCGTTGAGAGCCGGACCGCCTTCGGATCAATCTCGATCCCCAGATACCGCCGCCCGTGCTCGAGCGCGACTTCCCCCGTCGTCCCGGTACCGGAGAACGGGTCCAGGACCCGCGCCGGTTCGGTCGGTCGCGCGCGAGCCACCTTCTCCGCGACCTCCCCGAGGAACACCTGCCAGTTCTTTTCCTGCACTTTGTACCATGCCTCGCGCTCCGCGCGATCGGTCGGAGCAAACCCGCTCGGTGGCGACGGGACCCGGCTCCCGTCGCACCGGCAACCTGGACACCATCCGAGCGTCCCGGTCACTCGCCGCGTCCTCTCTCCGGACGCCATCGATCGCGCACCTTGCTCTCGACCACCTTTCACATTATTTCCCCGCGCCGGTCTCCCGTCAATCGTGGTGTCGTTCGCGTAGCTCGCGCGCGAAACCCGAAACCAGGGAGCACCGCACTCGGAGCAAACCCCCTTCTGACTCGTACCCGCGAGCACGCACGGCTCGACGAGTTTCGGAGGGTACGTCGCGAAGTGCTCTTCTCGGAATGGGACGGTCGCGATCTCCCAGACGCTCCGCTTGTTACGCGCCATCAGTCCCCCACCCTCGCCGGTTTCCGGATTGAACCCCAACTCCTCCATTCGCGCGCGCTGATTCCGGAGAGACTTCCTCATTGACCGATTGCTCTCCCCGCTCTCCGTCCGGTTCCCGTAGTCCTTCGCGCCCCCCGTCTGACCGTCGAACCTCTTCTGTCCGAGCCTGAGAAGAGACGCGGGTTTGAACGGTTCACGGATCGCGTCTGCGTCGTAGTAGTACGAGGGTCGTTTCGAGAGTAGGAATAGGGTCTCGTGCGCGCGGGTCGGTCGGTCGTGGACGGATTCGGGCATCGGATTTGTCTTCGACCATATGATCTCGCTCCGGAGGTACCACCCCGCCGCCTGGAGCGCGAACGCGACCCTCCAGGGAAGACCCATCATCTCCTTCGTCTTCAATCCCTCCGGTACCTTCCACGCGCCCCGGGCAGCTCGCGCGCGTTTCTGCGCGGATAGAGTCTGCTTACTCCCCCAGAGCCTCGACGTCCGCGCCTCGTCCCCGGTCGGATACCGCTCGGACCCCGAATGCGTGTACGCGTCCCCCAGGTTGAGCCAGAGGGTACCATCGTCGCGGAGGACCCGGTGGACCCCCTGGAATACCTCCACGATCCGCGCGAGCCACTCCTCGAGGCCGATCTGTCCTTCCGCCCCGTAGTCCCGGAGTCCCCAGTAGGGAGGGGACGTCACGGCGCAATGCACGGACCCCGCCGGGATCGCCGCCAGCGCGCGGACCGCGTCCGCGTGGAAGATCCGCCAGTTCGACCCCGAATCCGAGTGAACCGATATCCCGCCCTCGATCTCCTCGACGCGCGGCGTCAATTCTGGGACCGCCCCCAGACTCGCCGGCCACGCTTCCCCCCGATCGTCTGAAATAGCTCCGGCGTGAACGAGATCAACGGTCGTCGCGTCTCCTCACTGAGACGAGCGAGTAAGCGTACCTCGCGAGTCGAACGCGTGATCTCGCGTCCGCGCGCCACACACCACTCGAACGCTCTGTCCAGCCGCCCCCCTTCGGGGGTTTCTTCGCGATTTTTTCCGTTCCTCACCGTTCCCTCCTCGGAATCCGATCGCGCTCCCGCGCGATCGGAAGAGTCGCGCTCGTCGCGAAACCCCGCGACGAGCGCGACCGCCCCTCATGCTGATCGTGTGCTGGTACGATGCTGACTCTCACTGGTAGAGAATGCGTGTACTGATCAGTCGCGCTAAAGAGAGTGTGTATGTGGCGGATATGACCGGGTCGCCATCCCCACCCGTAAAACACGCTTTACCGCCCCCTTTTCCAGAAACGTTGAAGAACCCTCACGAACTGATGAGTGCCAATAAGAGAACTTATGTTAAGTTCGAGTGACCCCCTTCTGGGCCAACATTCACACGATACGATCACTTCTCCTCCTCGAGAACGAACGACGACACGACACGATCTCCGCGCGACTCCACACGTCGCACGACTCGCCACGACGTCCCACACGTCGCGCACTGAACACGATTCGTCCGCTCTCCGATCTTCGTACTCGCCAGTCTCCGACACCTCCAGCACTCGAGCACGAGCACGACCACGATCTCCTCACCACCGATCCCTCGAAACCCCGGAGAATGAATCCCTCTCTCCACGTCACGTCCCCTCACGACCGTCTCCTCCTCTCTCTCCGTCTCCAGTCCCACCGCACGTCGGATCGGATATGGGAGTACGCGGTGAGTCTGGAGCGGAAACCGAAACAGGCTCGCACGATCCGAACGCCAGACGCTCCCGCTCGTCCGCCGCCGCGCTGATCCGACACGCACTCTCCGCGAAGCGCTGGATCACGTCCGGCTTCTTCTCCGACTCGATCTCGTCCATGACAACGTGCGACGGCTTGATCCCCTGCAACTCGAACGCGCACCGCATCGCGTCCACCTGATCGTCGTCCATCCCGCATAGACGGATCCTCGACTTCCGCTCCGGCTCCTTCACTGATCCCGCCACGGCGACCGCTCCCTCCGGCTCCACCGTCAGCACGACTCCCTCGTCCTCCTCGTCCCCGCTGATCTCCTCGATCTCCCGATCGATCGCGTCTATCGTCCCCCTCTCCTCCGGACTCAGGAGAACCTCTCCGGAGACTGCGTCGCATACGCAGGGACCCTCGACGACCTCCTGGACTGGCGTCTCCTCGAGCGGCCGCACGGCGTCCTTCCACCGGCAGTTCGGATGCTCGCACGGCTGATCCTGCGTCCCGTACCGTCTGCACGTCTGCGACCGCGTCTCGTAGACGGAGCACTCCCGCCTCACCGGATCGAATGCAGAGCACCGGAAGTGCAGTCCGTCGTCGCCCTCGATCGGAACGAGCCGGTCCAGGAACTCCTCGAAGTCCCTGACCTTCTCGTCCGACCACGCGCCCTCCGCGACTGCTTCCTGGACGAATAGCCACGCCCCCGTCAGGTTCCGCCAGACGCCGCCACACCGCAGGACGAACCGCTCGCAGCATTCCCCCATACACCGATCCTCCGTCCTCGG